TTTTTTTTTTTCAAGCAGAAGACGGCATACGAGATTGGTCAGTGACTGGAGTTCAGACGTGTGCTCTTCCGATCTGCCCGCCCCTAACATTGTGGACTATGAGTTCGCAAACTTAGGGGCGGGCTTCGGGAAACCTAGCAGCTTCCTAAGGCCGGGCGTGGAGGAGTTGGACATGAAGGACCACTACAACGAAGAGACAGGGCAACAATCGTATGACCGTATGCTAGAGCTCATTGGGACAAAGAAACTCCGAGGGAAAACACTAAGAGAACGACTTAAGGGTTTGTTTGAGAATGAACGGTATCAAAACATGCCAGACAATAGCATGAAGGACATAACAGGCGCTGAAAGCCCTAAGGTCAAAGTAATCCGAAAGCTAATAGGGGCCTACCGCCTCGCTGCAAGGGACCAGACCCTTAGAGAAAACCCAGAACTATATCAACGGTATATCGCAGCAAAACGTGCAGCCAAATAAACCCATGGATTCAACATACATGCCATCACTTGTTGGACTCACTGGGCTCTTAGGGACAATTACACTTGAGAGTGTTCATACTGTTGTTGCTATATGCGTAGGACTTGCAACCCTAACTTACCTTGCTATAAAAATCATTAAGGAATTTGAATAATATGGATAAATCAGACAAACTATACGAACTCCAAGATCTCTTGATTGAGGAGTTCCTCATGCGGGTAAAGTCCGGCGAGGCAACAACAGCAGACCTATCGACGGTAAGGCAGTTCCTCAAAGATAACAACGTAAGTGCCGTGGTGACAGACAGCTCCCCACTACACGAACTGGTAAACGCCTTGCCGTTCCATGATGATAATGTTGATCGAATCGTAAAAATGTCGTCCAATGGTTAGGAATTATAAGAGTGAATACAACGCCTACCACGCTAAGCCAGTCCAGAAGAAACGCAGGGCTGGGCGCAATGCTGCCAGGAGACTGATGATTAAAAAGGTCGGTAAGTCCACCCTGGCAGGCAAGGACGTAGACCATAAGGACAGGAACCCAAACAACAACACACGGGCAAACTTGAGGATTCAATCAAAACGAATAAATCGCTCTCGAAATGGCTGATATAACACAGACGGCAACACAGCTTAAAGACTTCCGTAACTTTCTCTACCTTGTATGGAAACAACTGAACCTACCCGCCCCTACTAAGATTCAATATGAGATCGCAGATTACATGCAGCACGGAGACAAGAGAGCAGTTATTCAAGGCTTTCGAGGCGTTGGGAAGAGTTGGATCTGTTCTGCTTACGTTGTCCACCAGTTGCTCCTCGATCCCTCAAAAAATATACTTGTTGTCTCTGCTTCAAAAACTCGAGCAGATGACTTCTCAACTTTTACTCTTAGGCTTATCCATGAGATGCCTCTCCTTAAGCACCTCATCCCCCGAGACAAACAACGATTCAGTAAGATCTCGTTCGACGTTGGGCCAGCCCCAGCCGCCCACGCACCCTCCGTCAAGTCCTTGGGTATCACATCTCAACTGACAGGGAGCCGGGCAGATATTATTATTGCTGATGATGTAGAGGTCCCAAACAACTCGGCGACCCAAATGATGCGAGACAAGCTCGGAGAACAAGTAAAGGAATTCGACGCGATCCTTAAGCCACTCAAAGGCGCTAAGGTAATCTTTCTAGGAACACCACAGTGTGAAGACACAATCTATCGACAACTCACAGAGCGAGGCTACCAGACAAAGATCTGGCCAGCTCAGTATGTCACACCGGCCCAAAGCGCTAAGCGTTACGATGGGCACATCGCTGATTGTTGTGTTAATATAGAACAAAAGGGGAGGTCCACTGAGCCACTACGGTTCTCTGATGTTGACCTGGCCGAACGTAAAGTGTCCTACGGCTCTGCCGGGTATGCGCTTCAATTTATGCTGGATTCAAACCTTAGCGACGTCGAGAAGTATCCACTCAAGCTTGCGGACCTCATTGTGATGTCCCTTGATAGCGAACTGGCCCCAGAGCGCCTAGTGTGGGCTCGCGACCCTGAGCTCGAGTGGGATGGCTCAATCCCTAACGTGGGGATGACAGGGGACCGATTCTATCGACCGATGAAGTCACTTGGCGACCACATCAAGTATACCGGGAGTGTCATGTCAATCGACCCATCAGGGCGTGGTAAGGACGAGACGGGATATGCGGTCGTTAAGATGCTCAATGGCTTCCTGTATGTCACGGCGGCCGGGGGAGTCCAAGGGGGATACTCTGAGGAGACCCTTAAGTTCCTCTCGATAACCGCCAAGGAACACAAGGTCAATGAGATCGTTGTGGAGAGTAACTTTGGGGATGGTATGTTTGTTGAATTATTAAAACCAATACTTCGCAAGGTCCATCCGTGCACCATTGAGGAAGTCAGGCACAGCACTCAGAAAGAACGAAGGATCATTGACACCCTTGAGCCAGTGATGACTGGACATAAGCTTGTTATTGACCCGAAGGTCATCCAGAGCGACTACGAGACGACTCAAAGCTATCCTAAAGACCACGCACTGAAATACCAGTTGATCTACCAGATGACTCGTATAACTCGGGATAGGGGCGCAGTGACGCATGACGACCGCTTAGACGCGCTTGCAATGGCTGTTGGCTACTGGACTGCCCAAATGGCACAAGACGCGTCAGAACGCATCCTAGAGCGAAAGGAGGACATTCTTAAGATGGAGCTAAATAAGTATGCGGAGGCTTACTATAGAACACACAAGGGAAGCAAAAACATCCTCACTTGGTAATTGTTGTAAATCATTACTAATCAATCCTTTGAATCAATGATCGTATAGGGGTAGAGAAAAAGGGCATTGACAAGGCTCAATAATCCCTCTCTAAGAGTACTTAGAGACAGCTAAGAGACCACTAAGAATAGTTAATTATAGATTAATCATTAAGAACAATATCTTAAAGACACTCTAAGATACTTAAAGACTCTCTAAGAGAGCACTAAGGGCACCAGGGGGAGTAACCATGTGTTTGTTTTCTAAATAGTGTTGACGAATCTCTCAGTTGACCTATAACTAGCACCGAGATTGACACTTTGGGCCTTCATCAAGACCGACGAAGAGTATCCCTAAGTCAATCTTATGCTCTATATTTGCATCGTGTTGTTCATTAGGCGGGGTCTCTAGGTTTTCCCTAGGGGCCTCGTTCTATTTTAGGCAAAAAAGTCTGAGAGGGTTATATATACGCAGAGTTTGCCCGCTTCCCCCGGAGCCCTAGTGCGCCCAAGCGTGTCCAAAAGAATCCTGGAGACGCCTGATGATATCTCAGCGCGCCGGGCAGGAAGATGCGTGAAGATATCAAGGGGGGACCAGGGGGGACATGAAGGGAGGCAAGGAGCTATCGCTTGGCCAGCGGTGAGCCGTCGCCGGGTGAGTGTGTTTTTGTGTTTGTGGGTGTTTTTACGTTTTAGTATTAGCGACACTTACCGACACTGGATGACACCTAGAGGAGAACAAAGGGAGAACACTCAGCAACACTTCTTAGCGACACTGGGAGAACACCAAGCGACACACTCACTGACACTTAGCGACACTGGATGACACTCACTGACACCTAGCGACACTGGATGACACTTAGCGACACTTAGCGACACCTGAAGGAGAACAAAGGGAGAACACTTAGCGACACTGGATGACACTTACCGACACTCACTGACACCTGAAGGAGAACAAAGGGAGAACACCTTGCTGACACCTTGCCGACACCTGGGAGGGAGGAAGCTTGGCGAAGGGCGAAGGAAGGGCCTGAAAGAAATCTTTCTTTTATTCTTGTAAGATCACATGATTGACTTTAGTAATATCTCCACTGGTCCAATAATTGGACTAGCTAACAAGATAAAAGACAAAATGAAATTCGAGAAGAACTATTACACCACCATAAAGTCACAAGTGAATTCTGGCGATGCTACCACATCAGAAGCCGCAATGATTGAGGCCGTGGAAACCAACCTTGAAGCGGCGCAAGAATGGGACGCACGAGATAACGACTTCGCCAGCCATGACGAAGCTCTTGACTCCTTTCAACAGAATGCCGTTGATACGCTTATTGACCAAGGTATCAAATTTGATGATCAATCCTTTGCTTGGCTCTGGAAAGGCGCACAAGCATCATAAGTCCGGTTAAAACTCTACTTAACAAGAATAAAAGACAAAATGAACAAAGACAAACAGCAAGAACGGGTAGCAAAAGCCATGGGAACGCTCCATGAGCTCATTGAAGAGCTTGAAGAGCAAATGCATGGACTTGCACTGATACGCACCAAGCTAAAGCGCGCTACACAATATGACCAACTAGAGCTAGGGGAGACCCTGGATTTCTCATTAGTAGAAGGGAGCGCCAAGAAATGAAGCCGTCATTTTCCCTATAGATCGGAAGAGCGTCGTGTAGGGAAAGAGTGTAGATCTCGGTGGTCGCCGTATCATTAAAAAAAAAA